ATCATCCTTTGTGGTGTTGGCGTTGAGCCATCGGTTCATTTCTCCAATGCGATCATCTGCGTTTTCGCCAAGTGCTTCTTTTTCTGCAATCGGATCAGGCATGTTTTCGTTGTAAAGATTGAGAAGGTTTTCGTATCCCTCTTTGCCAACGGCATTTTCCTTGGCCCAATTCTTAATGCCAGCGTCCATTTCGTCTGTCATTTTGAAGTTGAGGTCTTCGGGACGCTCGTATCCCGCAACGTCTTCTGGAACGCCGCGTTCTTCCATATATTTCTTCATGGCGTCTTGTGTCGCTTCGTCTTTGATTTCTGCGCGCAGATCGTCTGTCTTCTTCAAGAACGACTTCGACATTTCGGAATAAGCTTTGGCCTGATCTTCTGGCGATTTGAACTTCTCCAAAAGCCAATCTGGGCGATCATTTTCACCGGCGGGCGGCGTCTGGTTCGAACCCTCATTTGAACCGTCGCCGCCATCGCCAGCTTTGAACATAGAGGGGGATTGTCCAGTTCCACCGCTATCTCCGTTGCCTGCATCATCTGGGACACCGCTCGCTGCACCTTCGTCTGCTGGCGCTCTTAGTATATGACCGTATTTCTTAATGAACATGGCAGTGATCCTTTAATTTGATTTGGGTTCCGAACGGCGACGCGCATCCATGATGCCATAAAGTCGCCGCATTCCTTCTTGCATCCGCAATTCACCGTCCGTTGCCGACGCTGGCATCACAGTCATAACCGTGATCGATTGCAAATAATTCATCAACTTGTCACCTTCGGGTCCGGTCAGAACACTCCGGCAAACGCTGTTGATTTTTTCTTCTAAGTCGGCAGGCCGCGCAAAGGCGTCAATCGTGCCTTCTGCTTTCTGAGCGGCCCGCGCGCGCTTTTCTATAAACTCGCTCATGCCTGCGGTGGTCCCATAGGCTGTTGCTGCTGCTGTTGCATTTGTTGCTCTTGCGCTGCTTGTGCTTGTTTCGCCATTTCATCCCCTAACTTCTTTGCGTCTTTGTAAATCCGGCTATCCAGCGCCATCCGCTTTTGCAACCAAGGCTGCAACTCGTCCAGATTATAAAGCGCCGCTGCTGCCTGTGGCCCGAATGCCCCAGCCCACATTTGATGGTGCTGCGTGAAGTTCTGCAATTCGCGTCCGTACTGTGACTGCGCCAGAGGCGAGACAGACCGGAAACGGATACCTTTGCCCTTGAGCGTTGGCAGTTCGATGTCACCGCGCTTTTCCAAGATATGCAAACACCGTTCCGTGTAGGGCTGGATGAACTCATAGAACACGCGGCTGAACCCTGCGGACGTGCGATAGGCTAGATCAGCCATTCTTTCGGCAACTTCCGTCGCAGAAGCAGGTGTTTTGTTCGGATCAGCAAGCATATCGTTGTAAAGCGCGCGCTTGATGTTCATCCGCTGATCATTCAGCACAATATCACGCATGTTGAAATTGCCGCCGGCCGTGTTGACCTGCTGCAAGCCGCGTGATCCTGGCTCGATGTTCATAATCGTTCCGGGCAAAAGGTTTACCACGTCAGCGTTGATCGTCGCATCGCTGTCGCTTTGGTAGATTCCCACGATGTTCATCGCGGCGTTTTCCAGAACCATTTCCACCATGAGGTTTGTGGTGCGTATCGCGCCCATCGCCCGCAATAGCGGCCCTCGGCCCCATGTCTCGCCCGCCGCTGTTGACCAGCGGAATGTGTGGAACGGGTTTGACCCGCGCCCCTTCAATGCACGATCAATGATGATCTCGGACTTATCCTTTGTCATGACGATGTGGCGGTAGTTATACGGGCCTTTTTTGTAATCGACCCCCGTCCACTCAATTAGATCAACCATCTTATCCTGCTCTCGCAAGACAATCTGTTTCAGCGCGCCCTTATTAACGAAGTTCGGATAGCTGAATTCAATTTGATCAGCCCGAACACTGTTTACGCGATACACGCCGCCCAGCATATCATCTGGCCCGCGCTCAATCGTAAAGTCTGTGATCGGAATGGCTTTGTGGTGAAACGCGCTTGCCCCGCCGCGCCGCCCTTCTTCATGCAGCAAGCATCCCGTAGACATCGAAAGGTCTGTGAAGGCTTCTGCCGTTTCCTGCGCCAGATTGGATCGCCAGATTTCCTCGAACATATATTCGGTGATTTGATCCAGATCGGTGTTGATTGCTTTGCGGTCCTTGGCAGGAATGCTGCTGTCGGCTTCGAGCGATACAAAGTTGGTGAAAGCGGGCATCAAGCCCGCCTGCATCCGGCTCACAAATTCATCAACCGCGTTTGCGCCCGTTTCATCGAAGATGTCTTCGGCGTTGTCAGGCCCCATTGTTTGATTGAAGCGTTTGCGCGCGGGTTGCGTGAGCCTAATACAATCATCAAAAAGACCCTCGTACCTTTGGCGCTCGGCTTGAGATTTCTGAAACCGTTTGCTGAGTTCTTTCGGGTCCATGATGGATTCCTATACTGCTGAGAAGAAAGAACGCGAAGAAGTCATGCCTGTCAGTCCAGCTGTTGAGGCTGTTCCTGACATAGTGCGACGCCGCGTGTCATAGCTTTTTTGGCGTGCGGAAATTGTATCTTGGCTGGCAACACGCGCAGCATTCTGCGTTTGTTTCGTGTTCTGAGCGATGATTTGCTTTTGCACTTTGGCTTGGGCTTTTTGGGCCTTGTCTGCGTTCTTCACACTTGCCGCCCCTATACCAAGCGCTCCTCCGATTACGATTGCTGAAATTGGATCACACATTTTTCTCACCTTTTTTAAGTAAATTCCACGCAGATCGTCTGCTTTTTCTTGTAAACGGTCAAGAACGACGGCCCCAAGACAGAATTTCACTCGCTTTTCTCGGTTTTCTTCCCGAAATGTTGTTTCTGGCGAATAAATTGCGCTTCGTGTTGGCTTGAATGGAAGTCGGCGCGTTTGTGTTTCGGCCGACCAGCTTCTTTCCGTACCCCATGCGCAGAACCGCATATTGCTCTGCGTCTGAAACGTGGCTGTAAATCGAGTGTTTATCGATCATGTCGCCCTGTTTGTTGTAGCAATACCCGCCGCGCTTAGCATCTACGAGGTATTTGCAGCGAGAAGAAACAATGTAGCCGGCGCGCCCATCAACCATCGTGTTCATTTGCGTCTGAATGCCACCCACCCGAATAACGGGATCGTTTGTGTATGCTGGCTGAATATCCAAGCCCGCTGCTTTGAAAATCTGGAACGGCGTGACTTCATCCGTCTGTGCGCGCTGATCACCAGCCGGATCGCCCGTCATGATGATTTTATAGTCGGGGTATTCCGCTGCGATCTTCTTGCTTAGGTTTTTGGCAAACTCTGTTGCCGCCATATCCTTCGCCACCAGCTCATCGATGCACCGAACCTGCCCGCGCACATCTTGCAGAAATGCCGCCGCTGGCGTCAGTCCGAAGTCCACGCCGATATGGATTTCATGGCCTTTCGCCACTTCCAGCACTTCACTGACATGGGTTCCCTCGACAAAGCCGCTGTAGACAGGTCTGCCACCGAAAATGCGGCCGACCTTGTTTTGCAGCATGTTTTGTATCCATTCACGGGTCTGACCTTGGATCAAGTTCGTGTAATAGCTGCCAAGCTGCCATTTGGCGTTTTCCCTGTTCGGGTTTAATTCATAGCCCGTCAGCTTCTTTTCATTGTCCAGAATATCCAGAACCGCTGGCGGCTGCGTGAAAAACTCCCAATTGTTTGGTTTTTCCATTGTCAGGCGGTCTTCTTCGGACATCCAATCGGGAACGGGGCTTTGACCGGACATAATTGCCCACCAGTGATCATCTGGCGGCGCGTTTGTGTCCATAATGACACAAGCATTGGTTGGCCCACCGTCCATAATGCGGGGATACCGACCGACGCGCGAAATTGCCGCCGTAATCACGCTGAGAGGTAATTCGCGGGCCTCATTGATCCAGATCATTGTGAACTCGAAGCTGAGAAGTTTCCGAACGTCCTCCTCCCGATCAAGGGCCAAGAACCAGACCTCGCCTTCGACATCACCGAACTCAAGAGTTTGCCGAAATGGGGCGCGCCAGCGCATCCGTCCGAAGTTTTCCTCCGGTAGCCATTCCAGCCATGTTTTCACTGTCGTTGTTTCAAGCTGGGGTGTTGTGTTTCGAATAACGCCAAGACGGAATTTGCGCTTTCCCTCTTTGCCTTTCTGATCCACCGACTTTTGCTGCTGCAAAGCTTGCTTGAGGCACTCAACAACACATGCAACGGACTTGCCGGACCCAATCGGACCCTGCAAGCCGCGCACGAAAGCCTCGGACTTCATGAATTTGATGATTTCATCGCCGTCCGGCTTATATTTGAATTCCATCAGTGGATCGTGTTCTTTAGGCCCGACATCAACCCGCTGTGGATTGACTTCATCGCCAGCGGGAAGAACCTAGAAAACACATCGAATGTGTTTGTCCCGCAAAACGCGACAGCGGTATCTGGGTGCGGCATTGCGCCCTTTTCAAACTCATCGCAGGTCAGCTTTTTAATCACCTTTCCCTGCTTGTTGGCAAAGACAAACAAATTGTCCTCAAGAGCCGGAACCTCGACCAGATCAAACTGATCCATGAAATTCAGCGTCCGACCGCTTGCGCGGATCATCTGCTTTCCCAGCGTTATATTTCCGTGCTTAATCATCTAAGAAATCCTCAAGCTTCTTCACACGCCATTTCCAATAACTCATCGCCATTGCCATTATGCACAACGAAAAAATCGCCATGCTCATCCATGCCGCAAACCACAACATCAACCAACCCAAGTCTGCGTGCAGCGCCATAAACGCTTCCGGCATCCGGCGTATCTACTTCGGGCTTCTTGCTGGGGAAAAAAAGAATATCGCCGCTCATTCCCGACGCCCATTCTTCTTGGATTTATTACGCGCGCGCCCCAACATCTTCTTCTCGTCAGGCGACATCATCAAACTGATCTTGCGCGGGCAATTACGGTACACAATCGACGTACCCCCAGGCTTTCCGTTCCACACACACCAATACCCGTCCTCATCAAACCATCCGGTCTTCATCTTAAACAAAACACCGTTAGGCGATCGATCCAACTCTCGACCAGATTTGGGGCGTATCTGCTTCTTCACAGACTCCACAAACTGATACCCAGCAACAGAACGCGATCCCCTCTCAGCAGGACGATTAACAGGCGCGTGAATTGGCTGAACCGTGCGCTCCGGCACAGGTGTATCTCTTTTGAAAAAGGTCATGGCAGTTTCCCCTCTTAGCATTCTCAGCATGCCGTTATAATTAAGCCCAGTTCTTAGCTCATTTCAAGCTGTCTGTTTACAATTAGGCTGCACTTCGTGCTTTCAACCTGTCTGAACAACAACGACTTATTTCAGAAGTTTTGTCTGGGTTGGTGGTGAAGCACAGTGGCTCTTTTTTCCCTGCATTTTGTCTATGGTGGTGGGGGTATTACAGGGGGGCCGTACCTGTTTTTACCCTACCCCCCCTCCCATGTGTCTTTATCTCGCTGTGTGTATCACGAGCCTGATAGGTCTATGTTTACCTGTATCTGCTGCCCGCCACCGCTGCTGCCGTTGGTCTCTCGAAGGCCAGCCCTGTCCATCAGGTCTGCCGCAGCCATCTGCCTGACGTTCTCTGATTTGGCTGATTTAGCTAGC